GAAGCCCTAAAGGACTACGAGGATAGAGTTCTGGATTTTGGGGTTACTGAGAAAGCCAACGTTACTTGCAGAGGTTGTGGCGCGTCTACGGAGACCAAGCTCTCTGTTGACGCGTCCTCGTTTCTTCCCTCTGCAGGATCTTAAGGACATAATGGAGCGCAAGGCTCTGATAATGACAGAGTTCGGTACGAGGTACGAGGATAACGACCCCGTGCTAGAACTTATGTACTTTTCGGAGTTAGCGGCCGCCCGCAGAGAAGAGCGACGGAAGGCCTACAAGAACGGAAACAAGTACGTGTGAGTCCTTCTCTTACGTTACCTGTCCCTTATGGGTAGGCCGATCACCCTATTGTAGTAGTGATCCGTGGCGGATACCGAGGAACAACGATGCCTAACTTTAGAACACTGTACGAGCAGAAGAAGTGGAATGAAATATCAGGCATGGAAAAACAGGCCCTTGCTCGACTCGGCTCGGGCGAGGGCACTGTTGACGATGTTAAGGCCGTACAGAATCTTATAGTTCAGTACCAATCCTTAGTATCCTCCACTTTCCGGTCTGGACTTCGGGCCCTCGCTGTTACCGCAGAACAGCGGGTGCAGAAGATAATGGATCATCGGGCGGCCTGGGGCAAGCCTGATCTATCGGAGGAGCAATTCTCCTCCCTCATGCAACTAGCGGTTACCAAAACCTGGATCGAACAGGGGCCGCAGATAGCGCAGTTGGTGGAAGATGGGTTAAAAACAGCCAACACGGAGCAGAACAAGGAGTTTGAAAGTCTTCTAGACCGTAAGCTCAGTGAGTACCGGCCGCAGCAGGAACCTGACGATGAACGCTTGCGAGAAATCGGGAACCGGGTAGCGGAGGCAGAGCAGGAACCTCCCAGTGTCATGGATCAAGCGTTTGATCGCTCCCGAGAGGAAGGGGACGAAATAAATATACCGCTTTCCGATCAATTGATAAAGCAGGCCAATGAGAGTGCCAATGTTACCCGTGATCTAGGAGAGCAGCTTAAGGACCTCACTAATGAGGATAAGCAGGAAGAACGAGAGGACAACAAAATAAAGAGATGGTGGAGGGCGTTCAAATCTAAGATGCCCAATCTGAAGGGCAAGTCCAGATCGTTAGCCGCCGGACTGGCAATACTTGTTGGCAAGCTTCTGGTTTCCGAATTAATGGGCGGCAAGCTGTGGTCGCGGATCGAACAATACTTTACTTGGGATAACGTAAAGAAAATAAGCTCGGAGTTAGCGGACATGGCTAACGGGTTCATGACGGAAAGTTGGAAGACCCTAAGCAAGTACTTATCCTTTGAGGAGATTAGTAGGCTGTTCAACCAGGCTCTTTCTTGGGGGCTAGACGCCCTCGGCCCAGTGGGAAAGTCTATCAAGAGTTTCCTTGGGTTTGATGATAAACCCCCAGTTCCGGATAAAGCTACAGTACCGGGGCCAGGAGCAGTTTCCGAAGCCCTTACTGCCCCAGTAGAATACGATTCTGCTGTACCCGTTGTAGGGCCGGACGGAGTTGTAGAGCCTACGGTGGCCGAGCGTAAGGCTGCTGCCGCGGCTCAGAGTGGCGGATCAGTAGGAACGGGTGGATCAGTAGGAACGGGCGGGGCGTCTCAAGTGGACGACACCGCTACTGTTCCGGGCCCCGGAAGTACTAGTACTTCCGTCGTAGCCCCAACGCCTCCCGAACAGCCCGACCCTAATCCTGCCTCTGACTCCAAGTTGGTAGAAGACCCTCTGTCTACCAAGGGGGCCAACAGTATTGCCGAAGCGGTCACTAACGTGGATAACAAGATAGTTACCCTCGGGGATCAGAAGCAGAATGAAGTGGAAGAGCAGAAACCCCAGGAGCAACAGCAACCAGGGGGTCAACCAATGACTTCCGCTAAAGGGGGAGTTCAATCCACGATGGCCGGATTCTCCCGAGGGGTAAGCGTTGACGGCACCCTTACCGTTTTGAACTTCGGGATGCTCACCAACTAGGGGCGTTCACCAACTAGGAATGTTCACCAACTAGAGGTTATAGCCATGTCGTACCTAGCAGACAAACTGGAGACACACAAGTGGCTAGGCGATTACGTTATGGCCAATCACATAGGAGCGGATAAATCCAGTCAGGCTGATATGCGTATGGCTGCGCTAGAAATCCTAGTGGAAGAGGCCTACGAGGAAACAACGGCGCATACTGTCCTATCACAAAGTCTACGCGAAGCGGAAGAGCAGGAATTCGAGCGTGTGATGGACGAGGACAGCGGAACTAAGACCGCTCTCGGTACCTTACTGGGCCGGGCCATCTGGTCGTTCTCCAAGAAACTAGCGGGAATGGCTTGGCGGTTCGGGGTCGGGGCGTTCCGGTTCCTGGGGAGGTTCTTCCTACGGTTCCTTATTCGCGGGCTGCTCATGCCGGTGGCCGGGGCAGTGGTTTCGGTCCTTGGCCTTCCAGTAACAATAGGCTTAGGTATAGGGGCCATAGGGACTTATTTGGTCTACAAGATGTGGGGATCAGATAAGGCCGTAGGGCATGATATCCGACAGCGGTATAATAAGTTCATGAGCTGTACCCCCCAGGCTCCTACGGCGGGCCAGCGGGCCACAGGGGGGTACATGGGGCCAACGGATCAGCAATTGACCACCACTACAGCCCAGCAGAGGATCGCCGTTAGTAGGGCTCCTTCTGGTGGGACCGCTCCCACTCCACACGGAAACGGTATCCCGGAGTTCATTGCTAGCATAGACCCACAGCTTATAGAAATAGGACGGGCCAACGTATTCCTAGCTGACGCTGGGGTCGATATCATTGGTATGAACCAAGACTTCATGACCATCTTCTACGGGATGGTAGGAGACTTTGTTCAACAGGGCGGTGGGAAGGTTCGCATTAACTCTGGGTATCGTGATATTGCTAAGCAAAAACGACTGTACGACGCCTGGATTGCTCGGGGCAAGACCGGGGGAGCTGTTGCCCGTCCCGGACGTTCGAGGCACCAACGAGGATTGGCCCTTGATATCGCTTCGGTATCTGCCAATGCCATGAGCCGTATGGGGCTGCTGACGAAGTATAAGTTTATTCGCCCTGTACGTGGTGAGCCGTGGCACTTGGAGAACCTACTGTTCGGCTCCGGGGTGGCGACCCAAAAAGCAGTCGAGGAGGCCAAAGCCGCTAAGGCTGTTGCGGATACACCGACGAAGGTTGCGGCGGCCCAGACTACTTGGCTGGATAAAATGAAGGCCAACCCAGACGCAATAGCAGAGAACGATTGGCCCGACGAGGCGCGTAAACACCCTGACGTCTACAGGGACGAGAAGGGCAGACCACGTACCTACAAGGAAATCTACGAGCGGTCTAGCTTGCAAATGAATGAGAAGAAAGTTGACTCGTCCCCGAAAGAGATTCAGCCCCCGCCGAAGCCAAAGACAGAGGATGTGGTGCCCAACGAGCAACCCCCAGAAGGTAGTGTGGGGGAAGAGTCTAAAGAAGAGCAATGGATACGAAAGGGCGGTGCCCTAATTAGGAGTTAAGAACAAATGGCCTACAACCCTGCTTACACAGTTACGATTTATTCTGTGAAGGACAGTCCGAACAAGCCTCCGGTGCTGGTACAGGCTCCAATGCCGGAGTCCTTCATGTACGATGCTGCTGTGATGTACGAGGCCCCGTTTACTCAAGGGCTTACTGGAAATGCGGCCATTGACACGATCATGAAAGTAGGGTTTGCCTCGAAGCTGGTCATGCACTCTATGACCGCGCAGATATGGCAGGGGTCTACAGAAACCGACTTGGGACTAGAGCTGGAATTCCACGCAGAACGGGACCCCATCTCAGAAGTCAGAGACCCTATTGTAAATCTCCTGCGCCTGTGTACTCCATCGGTCAATGCTGCGGGGATGTTGGAGTCCCCGGGGCCTAAACTAGAGGGCCAGATTCTACGAGACTTAGTGTTTGCGGTGCAGAATCTAGATAAGAATGTACCAGATGGAACGCAAGGCCAGGTGTCACAAGGCCAGCTGAGAGACCCTGCGCAAACATCTATACAAGGTTCCGGTAATTCTGCGCAGAATAGTAACGGTCGATCCACTACCATCGGAACTACTGACTACTTCAAGTCCCGTATTCAGGACCAGATCAGCATACAGATAGGTAAGTACGCGTTCTTTGACTCCGTGGTGATTACAAACGTACAGAAGACTTATGAATCTCAGTTTGACGAGCGGACGGGCCTCCCGTTTTACGCGAAGGTAGCCGTCCGATTCAAGCCGTTCTTTATGGTTACTCAAGAAGACCTGAACAAAATCTTCGGCATTAACAGTGGCGGGACCCCAACCACTATTGGTAGCGCCCCCACCAGCGTTGGCACTGCCCCGCTGACCCCCGCAGCTACCCCCGCCTTCAGCGCTACTCCCGCCCCCGTTAGCGCGGCTCGCGTTCCCGTGCAGGCCAGTAAGCCTCCCGCTACAAGTAATTCCGGCGGCAGTTCCTGGAACGGGCCCAGCCCGTCTATTAGATCCAGAATTGATGCTGGTGGTTATCCTAAGAAGGTAGATTGATAATGGCAGCTAACAACTATCATCAGGACTACTCGTGGTCTCAATTTTCTCCTCCCGATAGCTCAGGAACGCAGAGATCGATCTTCAAATCGGCCTATAAGAATCTACGGTTTATCTTGGAGCTCCAAGAGATCAAGACTCTAAGTGAAGCCCAGGCCTCTAACCTGCCAGGCCTCAGTTTTGAATACTATGGGGTTACCGACTTCTGGAGGATCCTATTGTCCTATAACGGTCTACAGGACCCAATACAGGACGTGTACGCAGGGCAGACATTCAATATCCCTACTAGGAATTCCATTATACGGTGGCTGACCCAGCAACAGGATAACGAAGTCCGCACCCTATTGATTTGATACCCGCTGGTATACATTTTTAAGTACAGCGCTATGTCCTATACTGTTGATAATCGCCTGGAACTGAGTGTGTTCTTTGAGGGTATTGAATTTCCCTTGGAACACTCCAACACAATAGATGCTCTCATAGTAGAGTGCATGATCGGTACAATCCTCCCTACGTTCTTCCTCAAGGTTACAGACGCCATGGACTTACTGCAGTCCAGGAACCTTGTAAGGGATGGCTCCATGGTCAGTATAGTAGTACGTGGCCCAGGGGAATCCCGTCCTAGGATCATGAATTTCCGGGTATTCAAGAGCAAGTGTCAGACTACGCAATTAGGGTCGCAGTGGCTGATTGACGGGTATCTGGATAAGGTTAAGTATTGGCTGCAGACCACCAACACTGGGGTTAGGTGTACTTCATCCCAGCTCCTTACAGACATTGCGAACAAGTGCAGTTTGAAGCCCGCAGTAGAAAACACTGCCGACTCTCAATTATGGATGCCTCAAAATAAAACGTGGGGAGAATGGGTAAGGTCCCTAGTTGTGAACGGCTACGCTAGTGATACGTCGTTGATGCTGCAGGGGGTTGACCTTGAGGGTAAACTGCATTACAGAGACTTTAATAGGAAGACCAGCCCTACCAGAACTCTTGTGTATGGGAAGTACGAACAAGGGCAGGTGCCCGTAATGGACTACGCGCCTTCCGTTCAATCCGGACTGACCAACAGGATAACGGGCTACAACACTGTGATGCGCTCCCAGTCTACGGTTAGGCCATCTCAAGAGCACAAGGAACTGACGTTCTCCCCAGATTCTAGGGACCCCTTGCTAAACCCTGACCTAAAGACGGCGGGCCAGCGAGGGTACCAGCAGTTTGGCCCCCTAGATTTCGGCAACACCCACGAGGCGTCAGAGAGGGCGTTCTACCAGAATAGGCGATACGCCAATCTCTACAACCTGTCCGTGGAATTTATGACCACTATGGCTACGGGGATCAGCCTGTTCGACGTAATCAACTTCATCCCCAAGTCAGGGGCGTCCGAAGACGATACCAGTTATGGCGGCACCTACAAAGTAAGTGCCTATCAAATGCGCATACAGGCTATGTCCTACACTGAGTACATATGTGGGGAGCGCCACGGTCTGAACGCCCCAAGGCGCTAAAGTAATGTACGGGAGCAGTAATGAGTGTACAAAAACTAAATGACACAATGACCGCTGCTCAGAACTATGACGGCAAGCGGTTCAAAGGAACGGTAGTAGCCAGCAATGATCCTACTGGGCAGGGCCGGGTTAAGGTTCATGTGCCGGGCCTGTACGAACAGGGAGAGTTACCCTGGGTTGGTACTGTGAAGGCCAGTCCTTTTGGCTACGGACCCGGCTACGGGGTGTACGGTGATCCTACAGTGGGATCGGTAATTGAAATACAGTTGCAAGAAGGATCGGCCAACCACCCTATTAGTGAGGGATTCTTGGCGGATACTTCTACTACTCGGGACCCGGAGTTCGACGTTCCCGGCGCATGGGGATACAAAGACCCTTCGGGCAACAAGTTAGTTGTAGACCAAACGAACGGGTCCTACACGTTTACCCACTCCTCCGGTACAACCTATAGCCTGGATAGTGGAGGAAATTTAACAGTAGAGGGGTTGGGAACTGCCACCATGAAGTTCCCGAAGATCGTGCTGGACGGGGATGTGGACATTACAGGGCAGCTATCCGTTCAGAAGATAGCAGAATTCCTAGCCGGGTTCATCGCCCGTGCTCGGGCGGGTGGAGGGGCCTCGATCATGCAGGGCGATGTCAACCACGAGAATGGGACCTTCCGGTCCAATGGGGTTACCATTCACCTGCACATCCACCATGGGGAACACGGGGATACTTCCCCCCCGGTAGCCAATACGTAAAGCGGAGGCCAATATGTTGAAGTTAAAGAAATCAGAGCTATTGGACCTTCGTGGCCTTCGTCGTCTGTGCCGGCTCCGCACTTACGATGTCCTGGAAGTTCATGGCCGCAAAGTTGTACTGAACTGTGTTCACCACTCTACGTGGGAGGACACGCAACTACGGGTGATCGCTGGGTCGGCGGAATGCCCTGCCTGCGGTAAGACCCGTCCGCATGGTATATGGTCATTCTCCGCAGCGGATTGGTCGGCTACACTGAAGGATATCCAGCCGCACATAAAGTATATAGATAAGCGCCTGGTTGTAGAAGGGCGTACTCTGTATAAGCACAAGTGCCGTAAATGCAAGGCCATTCTACGCCATAGCATAAGCGCGCTGCTGCATAAAGGGTTCAAGTGCCCAGAGTGCAAATACACCATGTCCGAGCAGCAAATTAAGTCCTCCAACAAGGCGCGGACTAATCTCAAGGCTACACGTAAAGCAGTTACCCGTGCTCGGGACAAGCAGTATTATTTATTTGACCTGTCCCAGGCATATTCGGTCTTGAAAGACATGGGGGTTGTCAAGTACCCGCCCCAGATTGATGTGAGGATCCCAGAGGCTGACTTGACCCTGAAGACAAGGCCCCCTGCCAAGTCGGAGGTCATGATCCACAAGGACAAGACCCCGATAAAGGGTGTTGAATCACAGGACGTTGAAGTCCCGGACATTGAGGATAGTGTGGTACGTACTCTCAAGGTACAAGTAGATGTCACTACCCCACTGGTGTTTGCGGATGACCCGGAGGAAGAGCCTACAGAGATCGAGCTGTCGGACGATCCAATTCCGCTGATGGAAGAGGATAATTCCTCCCGGGTGGTAGCTGTGTACGCCAGCAGGAATGGACAGCCTCCTGTAAGTGGATCTCCGGTAATGACCAAGAAAGAGATAGCTAATTACTACGGAGTGTAATGATGGCCCAAGTGAATCTGCTGTCAGCTACATGGATTGACGTAAATACAAATGTCACAAGGAACCGTTTGCCCGATAGGCTGCCGGACGAACAGGCCATCATCCTAAGTAGCTTGTACAATCTTCTCGGGTGCGGGATAGGCGAACGGTCTAGAACGTTCCAACCCACCTACGGGACAGTATTATACAGGATGATCCACGAGCCTATCGACCAGCAGTCTGCAGATGCCCTACGAGTAGGGTTGATACAGGCTATAAACAAATGGGAGCCTAGGATTGCCCTAGACTACTCACAAACCGGAGTAACCCCCGACTTTGATCTACCGGGCTTCCGCATTCGCCTAACATTCTCCCTTATACTGACAGGGAATGTGTACTCACAAGAGTTCACCATCAGGAAGTAACAACTAGGAAGTGACTATGAGCACTAACGCTACCCGATTTTCCCTCGATACGATGACTGTCGAGGTTGAAGATTTTATACGACAGTTCAACGAAGAGCTAAGTAAGTCCGGCGTATGGAAAGGCGAGCTGGTTACGCAGACAAGCCAGTCCCTGATCGAGTTTATTTCTACTGTTGGGACGTTCGACCAAGCAAGGGTTCTACGAGCTTCGGAGGACGCCTACGCAGAGACCGCGCAATCAGATGACGCTATCCTAGCAATCGCGCAAATGCAGGGGTTGCGGTTGACAAGAAAGGGCCCTGCGGCTATTACTGTGGAGTTGCAAAGCGACTCGGGGGAGGTGACGGTTCCTCCTTACACCCAGTTTATGGTGGGGGGCACAAACTACTTCAACCGGGAGCAGCTAGTAATCGACGCCCCGAATACTTACACACTATACCAAGGGTTCGTTAAGTCTGTTGTCACCACTGGACTGAGCACGGATTACCAGGCGTTTGTAGGCCCCACTGTAGACGATGCTTTCCGAATCAGTGACGAGGACGTACAAGTCCGTATCAACGGGGCTCTGCTTCCTAAGAGTTTCGGTGTCCTTTGGAACTACAAGGGTTCCCCGGGCTACGCAGATTTGACTATGCCAGATGGTCGACTGCTCATTCAGTTCGGTAATTCCAGATTCGGAAGTGTACCCTACGTAAACGATGTAGTGGTTATTACCTACGCAGTTACAGAAGGAGCAGATGGTAACAACGAGGTTCTTATAGACAAGCCAGTCTTCACAGACGCAGTTCCTTCTGTGTCTGGAAAGGTTCTGGAGAACCCGACCGGGGGAACCAATGAGAAGCCCATCACGGTTTATAAGAACGTATCATCCGGATCCTTCGGTACTTACGAATCGAGTGTTACTCGCCCCCAATACATAGCTGCGGTCTCGACATACCCGGGTATAGTGGACGCGGTTACGCAGGCCCAGAGAGAAATTGACCCCATGGACCTGCAGTGGATGAACGTGATACGAGTGACGGCCTTGACGAGTAGCCCATGGACTCAAAGGCAGAAGAAGGATTTCTTGCGGAGGATGCAGGACATTACGATGTACGCCCCTCGGTTCTTTTGGGTGGACGCAATCCCAGTGGATCGTGATATCGAAGTAGAGGTATATTTCTTCAATACCGCCATCCTCAGTGAAGGGCAAGCCAAAGCGGAGAAGGCCATTATAGACCTGCTGGCCCCCAAGCCGGGTATCTTGATGACCAATCACTTTGAATCTGATATTGACACGGCGATCAAGAAGGGGAACCCAGGGCAAGTCAGCTACATCAAGATGATTCGCCCTACTAGTGGGGAGATGATTGTAACTGCGCCGGACAGCCCAGATACCACGTACTCGTTTATTCCTGGGGGCGCTGTGCAGCCTATGGGGGCAGGAATTTATGCGTACTCGGTTGCCGTTACCACTGACCTGGACGCAGGGCCGCCGAACGGATGGGTGTTCCCCCAGATCACAAACTCCATGGGGGAAGCAAACGCTATACGTCTCGAGTGGCCGGAAGTTCGAGGAGCCATCGAGTACACCGTGTACGGTCGTATCGGC